GATTGCAACTGCCGACCGGTGCGACGCTGAATGACCTGCCGTTCGAGTGGGTGCACAGAGGCATGCCGTGGTGGGACCCCACCAAAGAGATCAACGGCGCCGTGGCTGCAATCAACGCAGGGTTAGACAACCCGTACCGCATCTGCAAGGAAACCGGGCGCGGCGAATACGAGGAAAACATCGACCAAATCGCACGGGCGCGCGAGTACGCGGAATCGCGAGGCGTGCCGTTGAATTACGTCATGCAGCCAGTTGAGACCGTGGCAGATGACACGCAAGACCGTAACACGAGGGGCAGGGCATGAGCGTAATCGAACTACCGCTGAAGCACTTCCGCGCACGAACAGCAACCGCAAACGCCAGCGAGATTGACCGCGACGGCGGCATGTATGGATTCGGCGTTATCAACGGCGCAAGCATCATCACGCGCGGCGAAGCACTGGGGCACGATCTTTGGGTTGACGCCGATTTCCTGTCAGACGTGACGGCCGCAGGTAACGCGAAAAACTTTGGACTGAAAGCCCGCTTCACGCATCCCGGGTTAAGCAGTGACGGACTCGGCACGTACCTCGGGAAAGTTCACAACCTGCGCACCGAAGGCGATCAGGTTATCGGCGATCTGCATTTTCAAGAGTCGGCAACCAAGACGCCTGACGGCGATTTAGCAGCCTACGTCATGCAACTGGCTGAGGACGCGCCCGAGGATTTCGGCATCAGCATCGTGTTCGATCACGACGCGGCAGCCAGCGAGCTGCACACGCTTGAAAACACGCAGGGCGGCCGTTTCGTGAGCCCGGACGAGGATAACAAAAACAACTACCCGCACGCCCGGTTGCAGCAACTGCGAGCCGCCGACGTTGTGGACTCGCCCGCCGCAAATCCTGACGGTCTGTTCCATCGTGAGCAGCAGATTGCGCAGGACGCGGAAGGGTTATTCGGATTCGCCTTTGGTCTGTCAGACGAGCGGCCAACATTGCAGGCGTTAAGCGTGGACGGTGACCGCATTCGTGCAGCCGTTTCGCGTTTCTTGTCTCGTCACAACCTCAGCCTGATTCAGGAGGGTGAACCAATGGCAGAAGCCGTTGAACAGCCGGAAGTTCCGGCAACTCCGCAGGTCACTCGCGAGGACTTCGCGGCCGAATTGCAGCGGTATCTTACCGCATTCGGTCAGCAGGGTGGCGAGTGGTTTGCGGCCGGAAAGAGCTTTGAAGATTGCCAGTCGTTGCAGTTGGCTGCGTTGCGCGAGCAGGTGGAAAGCCTGACCGCAGAACGCGACGAGCTTGCAGCACGCATCGCAGCCGTTGACCTCGGCGAAGACGAGCCGGAGGAATTCGGCGACGGCACAACAGAAGACAAGCCGCAGGCGCGTAACCTCGGCGAAGGATTTGCAAACCGAATCCGTATCAATGGCGCAAGCCGCAACTGAGGAGAATTGACCAATGGCGAACGATTTTCTAACCGTTGCTGATTTGGTTGCGGGCGCGTTCGATGTTGCCCAAACCAATACCAGCGACCTGCTGCAGGACTCGCCGGTAGTGGCGAGAATGCCGCGTATCAACCCAAGTGGCAGCAACACTGTTCACAAGTATCGCAAAATCACCGGAGCCCCAGCCGTCGGATTCCGCAGCGAAAACGACGGACGCGAGAACGACCACAGCGAAGATACCGTGGTGACCGTCAACCTGAAGATTGCCGACTTCGGTTTTTCGGTTGACGTTGCATCCGCCGAGGGCGACAGCCAAAGCACGCCCGAGCAGGTGATTGCCCGCGAGGGTGCACGGCATCTGGCCGCGATTCTGTACAAGGCGGAATCGCAGGTGTTCTACGGAACCGGCACCGGTGGCGACGCCAACGGGTTTAGCGGTTTCATGAACAGCACGTATCTTGACGCACTCGCCGACACAATGGTGATTGATGCAGGCGGCACAACCGCCAGCACGGCATCGAGCGTCTACGCGGTGCGACTCGGCACGGATGATGTGGCAATGGTCACACAGCCCGAGATTCAGATTGGCGAGTCGATGGTTCAGCGCGTGGCAGGAGCCACGGGATTCTATCCCGCCTACTACACGCCTGCATCCGTTTGGCTTGGGTTGCAGATGGGCGGCGCGTACAGCGTTGGCCGTATTGCCAACCTGACTGAGGACAGCGGGAAGGGCTTGACCGATGATCTGATTGCGGATCTGCTGAGTCAGTTCCCGGCAGGTCGGCAGCCGTCTGTGTTGTGCATGTCACGCCGCAGCCTGAAGCAGTTGCAAATCTCTCGGACTGCGACCAATGCCACAGGCGCACCGGCACCATTCCCGACAGAAGCCTTCGGCGTTCCGATCATCGTTACAGACGCGCTGACGAACACTGAGGCTCTCGAGGTTTGATGTTGACGGTTGTTTGCGGTGAGCCCGGAAGCGGGAAGACGACATTCTGCAATCGCAACAAGTCACCAGCGGCAATGCTGATTGACCTTGATGCAATAGCAGCGGCGTTAAACCCAAACTGGGAACACTACAGCAACCGAAGCGACCAGCTAGCCGCAATCCTGCAGCGGGTGCGCGGCGTGCTGGTTCGGTCAAATTGGCCCGAGGTTTGGCTAATTTGCACCAGTGAAAGCACGGCGATGGAGTACGCACGGCAGGGCAACGGCACCTGCATTCTGTGCCGACATCCAAAGCCTCCAAAGCAACTAAGGTGAGCATTGTGTCAATCCTTGAATCAGCAATCACTGCAGGGCTTGCACTAACGCGAACGGCGGCGGGTGTATCCGTCACCGTTTCGCGCGGTGCAAGCACGATCACAGTGAGCAACGCAATTCAGGGCGAGACGCAAAAGGCACCGTTGGGAGCAGATACGGAAGCCACTGTGGATTTTGCTGATTGGCTGATCCCGGTGGCATCCTACACGCTAGGCGTGCCAGAGATTGGCGACACGATCACGCGCACAATCAACGGCACCACCTACACGTACACGGTTGAATCAATGGACTACGGCCAATCGCCGTGGGATTGGAGCGATACCGCAAAAACTCAATACCGCATCAAGACCCGCAAGGACGGCGGCAACGCGTTCGACGTGACCAAGCCGAACGGGTTTGATGTGCGCGGGGAGGAAATGCGGTATGGCTGAGCAAACGGTTGCAGGACTAGAGCAACTGAGCAGGCGACTGGAGGGAATGAAAGACGCGGGCGGGCGTCGCATTCTGAAAGCCGCACTACGGGCTGCACTGAATGAGATCGCAAAAGAGATGAGGCGAGAGCTGCCGCCAAAGGTCAAAGAGGGACGCCGGGCAATCCGGGGGCTGGTGAAAGGTACGCGGCGGGTAACGGCAAAAGTTGGCGTACACGTTGCCAGAGGTCGCGACAATCAGCCAGCAACAGCTAAGCCGCCAACAGGTGGCGGAGTTGGTATCGGCGCACGGAACATACATTGGTGGATACGCGGCACAAAACAACGAACACAAACAACAACCAACAGGTCAACCGGGCGAATGCCTGGGTTGGCGCGAGGGCTGGCAAGGCGTGCGGAGCGTGTTGCCGCACCAGCAGCACGCAGGCAAGCCCTAAAGCGTGCCCGCAAACAGTTCGGTAAAGAAGTCGCCAAGCAACTTGCAAGGAGCTAGACAGCAATGGCAAAAGTAAAAGTCAAAGGAACGGTGATCAAGCAGGAAATTTCTGCCGTGCTGACTGCCGTTGCGCAGATTACGGAATTCGATCTGAGCGGCGGCGAGTCGGAAACATTCGACGCCACAACCATCGACACGACTGGTGCCGGTAAAGAGTACGAGGCGACCGGCTACAGCGAGGGCGGAACGTTTGGCTTTGGCGTGTTTTACGATCCCGCGCTTGCAGGGCATCAGGCAATTACCGACCTGATCACAACGCCAGCAGAGTGCAACTGGGATATCACATTTGCTGATACCGGCGCGACCAACTGCACATTCGCAAGTGCGGGCGTTGGCTGGGATGTGACCGGCGCAATGGGCGACGGGCTGAAAGCCAGCGTGTCATTGAAACTTACCGGCCTGTTTGGATACTCAACATGAGAATTCGACTGATTCGTGACGACCTCGGCGTTGCTGCCGGGGTTGCCGATTCCGAGGATGTGATACACCGCGACGGCCGCCGCTGGTGGCGTTGCGGTGCTATCATCGACGTTGAGCACCGCGCCTGTCAAATTCTCGTTGGCAACGGCGATGCGGAGCCAGCAGACGACGAATCGGAAGCGGCGTGCGCAGGGTGGCAAGCCAACCGCGCAAGGGTGCTGGAGTCGCGCGAGATGCTAGCGCAGGGCATTGAGCCAGAAGACCGGGAAGCGTTCCGGCGGGGTGAATTAGAAACCGATAACGAGGGTGCAGAATGAACCGAGACAAGTTTTTTGGAACAGCAAAACCGCAGGCGGTTTCCGTGCCAATGCCAGAGACCGGCGAAGGCGAAAGCGTGTTAGTGTGGCCATTGACCGCTAAGGAGTGGACGGCCTTTCAGGCGGCACAGCAAACCAACGGCAAGCCAAACAAACTGGCGGACCTTGTGCGCGAGCGGCTAGTTGTTGCGTGCGTGCGTGACGAGTCAGGGCAACCGCTTTTCAGCGTGGATGACATTCCTGCACTGGGCGAAATGCCCGCAGGAATGATTGAGCGGATCGTTAACGCGGCGCTCAAGCTAATTGGAATCACAGGCGCTGACGCGGAGACGTTCGCAAAAAACTAAAGACAGACGCGGCGCGAATGACCGCAATGCGTCTGGCTGCATACGTGGCACACACAACCGACGTTGAAGCAATGCTGGAGGAAATGACGCCGCAGCAGTTTGCGGAGTGGCAGGCGTTTGATTCTTTGGAACCGCTGGGAGATCGTGGGACGCATGATATCCTGGCAATGATCGGCTGTTTGATTTCAGGATACATGCAAGCAACGGACGAACGAGGCGACGACATCGGGCCGTGGCACTTTACGCACTGGCGCGAGACACCGAAGCAACACAACGCAGGCGCACGGCAATTGTCGGCGATGCTGCAAACGATGGGAGCGCGGAAAAGTGGCTAGCCTTGGTGACCTCGTCGTAAACCTGAAAGCCAATAACGCGGGCTACACGCGAGCGATGAAGGCCGCGCAGAAGCAGGCGACCGTATTTGCAGCGGCGCCGAGGTCCAGCATGGGCAGCAACTCAGTAGCAGCGCCACGGCCAAA